TGGCAACATAAATATTTTTTAAAAGCACGTGAGGTAGAAATTTACAATGAAAAGTCTAGCATTTACAACAACATCCTCTATCCTAAGACTGGCAGTAATCTGCCCTGTTTTGGCATGGATCTTATGGGATTTGCTGAATATAAGGTAATCATAGTATTTGATTTTCAGCATCCTACAGAGAACTATATGTTCTCACATCCAGACTTACCAGTAGCAACAGAGGACTATAGATTCTTTGAGAAAGGTAATCACTTCTCAGAGAATATTTTTGTCCGTAAGTGTAAGATGGATGAGGTAGATCAATACGTTGGAGAGTTTGCACAATATCTCGATGCATACAGAAGGATGGTAGAAGCGGTAGAACCAGATGGAGAAGATACAACAATATACGCTGACTTTGACACATATATGACAAGATTGGATCCTGTCGGTGGATACCTCAAGGGTATCTTCGGAGAGGAGAGAGCAGAACAGCTTGTCAAATCATTTTTATTCTGCTATAATAAATAGTAATGCTGCATTGCAGTAATATTCAAATACAAAAATACGAGGAATACTATGTCATTTGCTTCACTCAAGAAGTCTAATTTTCAAGACTTACTTTCTAAAGCAGAAAATCTCAATAAGTCAGAGACCAAAGCAGGTCCTGATGAGCGTCTCTGGAAACCAGAGGTGGACAAAGCAGGAAATGGTTACGCTGTAATCAGATTTCTTCCTGCACCCGATGGAGAAGACCTTCCATGGGCACAAGTTTGGAGTCATGCCTTCCAAGGACCTGGCGGATGGTATATTGAAAACTCCCTTACAACTTTAGGTAAGAAAGATCCTGTTTCTGATCTCAACAGAGAACTTTGGAACGCAGGAGCAGAAGGATCTCCACAAAGAGATCAGGCACGCAAGCAAAAGCGTAAGTTAAACTATTACAGCAACATCTATGTTGTTAAAGATAGTGCAAATCCTTCAAATGAAGGTAAGGTATTCTTATACAGGTTTGGTAAGAAAATCTTTGATAAGGTTATGGAATCAATGCAACCCGCATTTGAGGATGAAACACCAGTAAACCCATTCGATTTCTGGAAGGGTGCTGATTTTAAACTCAAGATTACAAGAGTTGCAGGGTTCTGGAACTACGACAAGTCTGAGTTTGCCGAGTCATCTACACTAGGTGATTTTAGCGACAAAGAGTTGGAAGCAATCTGGAAAGAAGAACATAGTTTAGCAGCATTTACTGCTGATGATCAGTTCAAGTCCTATGAAGATCTTAAGTTTAGACTTGAGAGCACTTTAAAAGGTAATTACTCGAAACCAGTTGACGAAGAAACATTCGGTGAAGATGTAGAATCTACACCCGCACCTGTTGCTTCTACAGCACCATCCGCTGCACCAGAACAGGATACGTTATCGTACTTTGCTCAACTAGCACAAGACGACTAATATTAAAGGGGTCTTACGACCCCTTTTTTTAATCCATTGTTATATCTGCTGCTGACGTTGCCGATGGTTGATTCTTACCTTTATTTGCTATCTCATAGTAAACTGATACAAAGTCTTCAATTAGTTCTGGTTTAACTACTTGTATATTTTGTTTCTTTGAATTTAATTCTGTCTCATATGTTGCATTAGTTATTGACGCTACAGGTGTTGCAGTAATGGTTGTAGATCCATTATAATATGCAATTTGAAAATTAGATGGTACAATTTTTCCTGCAGGAACGATAATATTACCAACAGCATCCTTAACCTCTGTGGTTACATGATGCTTTGTTGCCATAGGATTATCATATTTTTGATTTATAAAATCTTGTAGTTGTTGCACAGATTTAGGCCATTGAGAATAGACATCTGTAATATCATTGATAACAAGTACAGTCCAGTTGTAAAAAGGATTTCGATATATTCTAGTAGCAACGTCTTCTGGTCTTTCACCATCTTTTACATTCTCTTCTGTAAACAAAGTAATTTGTGTTTTATATTCTACAAGAATTTGTGCACGTCTCCATATATTTTTGACAAGCAAATAATCTGAGTCAAGAGGTCTTGACGAAAAGTTATAGAATATATCGGGAAGTCTTTTTAACATTAGTAAGTCACCACTCCTGTAAATTTATTATCTGGATCTGCCTTAAAACCACCTTCTGATGTTCTAATACCAACAACCCTTGATGCTTTCTCGTCTGTATAAGTAGCACCTTCCATATCTGCACGTGTAAGTTTTGTTGTTTCCATAAACATTAACTCCATAGTTACTAGTGGAATAGATCCATCAAATATTGTTTGTAACTGACCAAATGGTGTAGTGTTTATTGACAAATTTGTTAATGCACATATTTTAGTCTTAGGCATCATAGGATGTTGTATTGGATCTCCTACAGGATTACCTGATTCATCACACTGTACAAATTTTGGACACAATACAAATACATCTGGGAATGTAAGTAACACTGCACTACCTCTACCTTGTTTTGAGCCAGGATGCATACCACGTTTAAACCACTCAATTATTTCGATTATCGTTTTACTTTCTTTTTTATTTCTTGCTGCTAATTCAAATCTAAAACTAAATTGTCTACCCTGCATTCTTTGGAAGAATTGTATCGAGTTTTCGTTAGGTGCAAGTCCTGCTAATCCTGCAAGGTTAGTAGGATTAAGTTGACTATTAACACCATATAAATTAGCAGCTTTTGCTGCACCTCCCGCAGCACCTTGAACAACTTTTGTAGGATCAATACCAAGGGATTTTAGCATTGTTTTTGAAGCACCACCTGATACTGGATTACTTAAGTATTGTGCAAGTGCACTACTTCCTCCACCAATTAAACCACCAGCTGCAGTTGTTGCTAAAAATCTTCCTGCATCATCTGCTGCAAGTGCTAGTGTTCCTAACTTAAATTCATTATTCCAATCTGCACCATACTTATATTGAAACTCATTGGGTAAAGGCAACATGCATTTCTTAGACATTAGACCTTTACTTTGTCTATCTCTCATCTCCTGCTTTTTCTGCAACAATTGACCTACAGTTATCTCCTCACCATTTACTACTACAATTAGACTTTTATCTACATTTGGATCAGTAATGTTAACACTTTTTATTAGAGAACCGCTACCTCTTCCCTTATTCGCTTTTTCTTGTCTGTATTGTGATTCTTTTGCTAAGTTATATACCTCATTAAATCTTTCATTTTGTCCTTCAGAAAAATCTCCAGATGCATATGCACCTTCTTGTGCTTTACCTATAAGATCAATCGCATTACTTAACTGACTTCTGTTTAATGAACCAAGAGCATCATTCTGATCTTTTGCAACAGTTTTCTGTGCTTCATCATAACTATACTTCTCTATTTGTAGAAAGGAAGCAAATGGTATCTCAGAGAGACCTACTGGATATTCAATAACTGTATTTTGCTGTTGAGCCATTATCTGTTACGATGAAATTTTTCTATAGGGAGTGTGCTTAGTAATTGCACTTCATCCTCATTTATCTCAAAAAAGATGCGATCTGCATTCTTCGGTATATATTGACGTAAAGTTCGTTTAGGAAACCTTTTATTATTTAGTGCCTTTAATCGGGAGTTTGTACCACGTATATAGTGTATATTCGCACCGATTAGGTTATTCTTCTTGTATTCCATGGCATATACAAGTGGATATTCATCCCATTCTTTTAATTTATCTGCAAATTTAGGATCATATTCAAATGTATAATACTTACCTGTGCTTGGTGTTTCAGTGGCATCATCTAATAATATATTAAATATCTCTTCTCTTAGTCTTGCCTGTGATATTTTATTTCCTTTTAGTTTTGTAATCAGTGTATCGAATCTTGAGTTCTCGTTCGGTGATGAGTTTGAATTCCCAGAGTCTGTCCCTGCAATAGTCATTTGCTGCTTCCCACTTTGCTGTGTTAGTTACGTATGTATAAACTTCGTTTATGTACGCTTTAGTTTTTCTTTTTTGAGGTTTAGGACCTTCGACCTGCCTTTTAGGTTTCACCTCTATTAAATATGACTTAACTTTCCCATCACTTTCTCTTGTCTGTATCCAGAAGTCAGGGAAGTAACGACGCCATTTCTTTTGGACTGGATCATAGTATGGTATAGCAATTTCCTCAGACCACCATTGGAGGACATTGGGGTTGCTATCACACCACTTCATGAACTTTCTTTCCCATAATGAACGCCAAATCACACCTGTGGGATCACCTTTATATTTTTTATAATTGATTACTCGGTATTTTCCTTTGTAAGTCACTATAAATACATATAACAAACCATACGTATATTTATGGCATCCGCAAGAGGAGTACAGAATTTCATGCAGGCTATTGGAAAGTCTGGTGGTATTTCTGCATCCAATTTATACCAATTCTCGTTTGCTAAGAAACCAAAGTTGGCAAAGTTCTTTGAAGACAATCTTGGACAAGACTTTTTAAAGTTGACTGACAATGGTGATGAGTTAAATCTACAGTTGTTATGTAATGAAATACAGTTGCCAGGCGTAACTTACTCTGCATTTGATGTTAAGTCGGTTCATAAAGGTATTACACAGAAAATGGCAACTGCCAAAGTGTATAACGAACTAGATCTTAGTTTCTTCATGGACGGAACATCACTACCATTGAAATTTTTTAGAGCATGGCAAGATTTTACACAAAATGGGTCAGCTAGTAACCCTGAGTTCTTTTATGATGATCAACCATATAAGAGAGCATTTGCATCTAACTACTATGAAGACTATGCATGTGACATGTTCATAAGTAAGTTAGAGAAGTTCAAGGGAGCGTCACCAGAAAAACGAGACGAAAATGGAAACGTAAAGGAAGAAGATTACTTTAATCCATGGAATGCGAGACTTGTACATGCATATCCATACACTGTAGCATCAATACCATACTCAGCTGGAGCAGCACAACTTGTTAAGGTAACAGTTGGATTTTACTATGAGTATAGTCATTTAATGCACTCCATGTGACCTACTATATAATATACTGAAATTATAAATTATGGCATTACCTGAGATTGCGACGCCAATCTATACGTTAACAATTCCTTCTACAAAGAAGAGAGTAAAGTATAGACCATTTCTTGTTAAAGAACAGAAATTATTGATTTTGGCAATGGAGAATGAAGATCAAGAGCAAATATTAGACGCTATTACAAATACTATAAAAGCATGTCTCATTACAAAGTTAGACATGTCAACTCTTGCTTTATTTGACATTGAGTATTTGTTTTTACAGATACGTGCTAGATCAATTAGTGAAGAGATTGAGATGAGAGTTACTTGTGCTGATGATGGGGAAACAACTGTAGATGTAAAATTTATGGTTGATGATGTTAAAGTCAATTTTCCTAAAGGTCATACAAATATTATAAAGTTAGATGATGATCTTACCATTGAAATGCAATACCCTGATTTAGATTATTTTGCTAAAATCAATTTTATGGATGAAAAAGTCGATGAATACGAACTTGTGGCTAAATGCATCAAAAGAGTTTATGTTGGTGAGGATGACTTTACTTCTGACTCTCTCGATGAGTCAAAAGCATGGGTTGAAGGACTAACTAATAATCAATTTGAAAAGATACAATCATTTTTTGAGACAATGCCAACTCTTAGACATGTATTAAAGGTTAAAAACCCTAAGACTAAGGTTGCAAATGAGGTTGTATTAGAAGGATTATCTGATTTTTTCGTATAGCCCTCTTTCACGAGGGCATCATGACCTTCTATCAAACTAATTTTTCTCTGGTACAACACCATAAATATAGCTTGACAGATATTGAAAATATGATGCCTTGGGAACGTGAGGTATATGTAAATATGCTTGCACAACACCTACAAAAGGAACGAGATCGTATCGCTGAGGAAAACCGACGCTAATGGAAACAGGAGCAATCGCTAATTTTTTAAAGAATTCCATGCAAGAATTGTTTGCAGGGGTTCGTGGTGCTGTTGCAGCACCTAGTGATTATGTACCTGCTATTGTACCAGTTCCTGTAAGTGATGCTAACAATCAGTTTGCAAGTGGAACAGAGACATATAAAGCAGCAGATGATATAAAGAAGAAAGAGACAAAAGAAACTATAGAAGTAAAAACTATAGAGAAGGTAATACCAGAAGTAGCACAGCAAAAGAATTTACCATATAAAGTAGAAGTAGAACTAGCAGAAGGTGGACTGGTAAAACGTCCAACTATCGCAAAGGTTGGTGAGAAAGAACCTGAGATAGTAACTCCTGTCAAAAATTATGGAGAAGCAGTAAACGAAATATACAAAGAGGGTGCATCAGTTCTTATTAGTTCTTCTATAGGATTTCTAAAACAGTTGCCCGCATCCCCTGCCAGAGGTAGTGTCATGGCAGAGGCACAGAAGTTAAAGGCAATATTTGGTATATCAGGTTCAGCAAAACCCGCTAAAAAAATTGGATTAAAATCCACACTAGACTGGTGGGGTGGACAAAAAATGGGTGGCGGTATGATGTCACCTAAAGAGGAGAAGAAAGCACAACAAGATCCAACAAAAGGATCAAATAATCCACTTGGTTTCTTAAAAAACTTAAGTAAACTTAAGAATCTTAAACTAGGTAAGAGATTAAAGTTCTTAAAGAAAACTAAAGTTGGAAAGAAAATTAGAAACGTTCTTGCTGTCGGTAAGAAAGGAATGAAGAGTGCGGGTAAGGTTGCTAAGTCTGGTACAAAATTAGTAAAGGGTGCAAGTAAAGCAGGAACAGCATTGTTGAAGAAAGGTGCTAAGAAAGTCGCTGCAAAGGTGGGTGGTAAAGCAATAGCAAAGGTAGGTGCAAAGGCATTAGGTAAAGGACTGTTGAAGAAGATACCATTTGTCGGTCTAGGTGCAGGACTATTATTTGCAGGACAACGATTGATGGCAGGAGACTTCAAAGGTGCAATGCTTGAAGCAGCATCTGGTGTTGCAGGTACAATACCTGGCGTTGGAACTGCTATATCTGTAGGTCTAGACGCTACACTTGCTGCTAAAGATATGGGCGTATTGCCAGGTCAAAAAGAAGCAGAACAACAACAAAGTGGTGTAGAAGCACCTGATCCTACCAAAGACATGTATGGTAGACCTATCGTATTGAACCCATCTACTGAGAAAGCATGGAGCAAAGCAGTCAACGCTGCTGCTAAAGATGGTATCAATCTACCTATGAGTGTGACATCATCATATAGAAGTCCAGAACAACAACAAGCATTAATAGACGCAGCTGAAGCGGGCGATGAGAACGCCATAAATCCTGCACCTGTAGGACAGTCACCACATGGACAAGGTTGGGCAATTGATATTGATTACTACTCAAAAGCAAACCAGTGGATGAGAGACAATGGTAAGAAGTATGGTTTCCAATGGCAAGGTGAAGGAGATCCAGTTCACTTTGATTACTATAACAACGAACCTAACGATAAATGGTTACAACCTGGCAAAAATAAGTGGATTCCTAATCTTGATGACCCAGTAGGAAAACCATCATCAGGTTCTACCTCTCCCGCACAAGGTGGTGGATCTTCTATTACTGCACCTGGCACAGGTGTTGCAAAAGAAACGTTAAATAGTGAACCAGTAACACAAGGATTAGGTGATGGTAACACACCCCCTAACGTCATTCCTATACCTGGCGAACCTAAAGTTGTATATGTGCCATCACCGCAGAATCCTGCATTGGTAGCAAAAGCAACTAAAAAGGTTGATTTAAGAACAGTTATCGACCCTATGGGCAAAGGAGCAGTGAGGAGTTAAATGAAATTACCTGGCGATTCAGATAAACAAGACAAGGGCGTATCACATGAGATGATGCAGAAATCTCTGCAGTCACAACGTCGTGTGGTAAAACGTGTTGGGTTATTAGAAGATAAAGTTGATGCATTGGAGTCAGCTGAGGTTCAGCCTGGCGTAGAACTAGGTGATATAGCAGACGGTGCTAAGAAAATTGCTACAAAGATAGGAGATAAAGCTAAGGATGTAGGCAGTTCTATAGGCAAGAACGCACAGTTACTTGGTGATAAAGCAGGTAAGGCTGCTGCAGGTGCTTCTGCTGTAGTTGGAAAGAAACTTGGTCAAGGAACTGATAAACTAACAGACGTAGGTAAAGGCATACGCAATTTTATAAAAGATAAAACAAAACTTGCTAAGTCTCTTGGAAAAGATAAACCTAAATCACCGATTGGTGATAAACCAGAAGGAGAAAGAGTCAGTGGTACAAGCACAGTAAAACCTCCTGCACCTACAACACAACCACTAGACCCACTAATTCCTGATCCAATAGCAGCACAGGGTAAAGATAAAGATGGAAAAACAATATATGACAAGAACGAAAGAGTAAGACAGTTCTTTGAATCACAGGGTAAAGAAGTTCCTGCAAAATATGCTAAACCTAGCGACTCACCAAAAGTAGAATCACTAGAGAACGTAGGAGCGAGTGAAGAAGATGCAGTGGATAAGGTGAAGAAAGATCTTAGTGATGAATTTGAAGTAGATGAAAAGATGAAAAAAGCATTTAGCGATGCATTGGCACTGCCCGCTAAATCTGCTGCTGTCGCAATGACAGATTTATTAGAGAAGATTCCTGCACCAAGTAAGGAAGCATCTAAGATATTGAATAGAAATATTAGTAAGTTAGCAGCTGCATTCAATTTGGGTGCTGCTAGTGCTGAGGTTGCAAATGACGAAGAAGATAATGATAGTGAAGAGAGTGGAGATAAGAAACCAAGATGGCAAGTAATGCTAGGTAACTTAATAGGAAAAGCATTTAAGAGTAACAACACAGCAGAGGAAGGTGGTGGCGGTGGTCAACTTGCACTACCACCTGGTCAAGCAGGAGATCCCTCATATGGAAGACGTGCACCATTCACAGGAACTGCTGATGGTATAGGACTTGGTGATCCTAAGACAGGTGAAAGATCAATGCAACCTATCAAAAAACGTAAGAGTCTTGCTAGGAAACTGTTTAATTTAACACCAATGGGTATGGCATTCAATGCAGGTACTAAGATATTCCAAGGTGCAAAAGGATTAGCGGGTAAAGCATCTGGTTTGGGGTCTGGTTTGAAAGGTATAGCTGGTAAAGCATTTAGTATGACACCTATGGGTATAGGTTTAAAACTTGGTATGAAAGCGTTTGGTGGCATGAAAAATATATTCGCACCAAATAGTGAACAAACAGTCAATTTAACAGAACTGACTGATAAAACTATACAAGAAAACAGAGAATCTGCAGATTCTAAGACAGAAAAACAAGTTGCACTTGCAGCAGGAGTAACAGTTGGAGAGGACACTCCCCCTCCTGCTCCTTCTCCACAAGAGGGTAGTGAACTTGCACAACCTGAGATTCTTGATTCTCCCTACCTTGACGTATACAATACAACATCACAATTCTAATGTCAGTAAATCAGAAGTCAAATTTTAATATAGTTGGATTCTTTATTGCTGACTACCCTCCTATACAAACTAATCAGGTGTTGTATGTCAGTTATATTGAAGATATAAGATCTGCTACCATGCTTATGGATGTACAGATTACAGATACTGAGAGTGGTTTCTTATCACAACTAACTGGTATGGAGAACGTGTTCATAGTGGCTGATGATAGTGAGGGAAGGACACAGTTAGGTGGAGATTTTGTTATCTATGATATACAAGATAGAAAAAATATAAGTGGAAAGTCATCAGCAGTAATAAGATTATGTAAAACTGATTTTTTAAATAACGCTGCTAATAAAATATCACGTAGATTTGGTAAAGGTGGTGGTGCTAAGATAGACAGGATTGTCAAGAAAGAGATCTTACAAGATCTCATGGGTATTGATAAAAATAGACTCATAGATTTTGAACCAACCTTAAATAGATTTTCATTTGTATGCCCATACTGGAATCCATTTACTGCTATTAGATGGTTGGCAGCAAGAGCAATACCCGCAAAAGGCAGTGGATTTAACGCTACTGCAGGATATTGTTTTTATGAGACAAGATCAGGATATCATTTTGTATCTTATGATTCATTTGCAAAGAAAGAACCTGTTACTAGAATTGTTGCAGGACATGAGGGAGAAGAATTAGAGGAAGAAGAGGATAAAGGTATTATATCTGTGTCAAAAGTAACTGTAGAGTCGTCATGTGATTTATTAGCGGGTTTGAACATGGGTTCTTATCTAAGTAACACCATGACATTAGATTTGAGAGACATGAAATATCAAGAATATCCTTTTAACATCAATAAATATTACAGGAGTGTTCCCTTAATGAACTCTCGTAAGACACCAGAATTCTATAAAGGATTTGATAAGAGCACCACATATACAAGGATTATGTCTAAAATATCTGACTCTGCATTGTTTACTAGAGGAATATATTCACGAGATTTTACAAAACAACTCTCACAATCATCGTTGAGGGAAAAATTATTTTACAATAAAAAATGCACTGTAGAATTAGTATCAGATTATTCACTAGAAATTGGTGAGGTTGTACAATTAGACATATACAAAGGTGGTAGAGATAGGGAGCAAGACTATGCTAACTCTGGTAAATGGGTTATTGGTAGGGTTGAAAGAACATATAAAAACAGTGAAGATAAGATGACCACCAAACTTACATTGTTTACTGACTCGGATGGTGAAGAAGCATGATGAATGAGAATATTGCTAATTTTATAGGTAGAGAGGGGTTCAACTGGTGGATTGGACAGGTAGAGAATGATGGTAGAAGACATTGGAATGCATCATTAAGACTTGGACTAGGTGGTTGGGACTACTCTGACTGGGATTGGACTAATAAAGTAAAGGTTAGAATCGTAGGTTACCACAATCCAAATAGAAAAGAATTACCTACAACAGATCTACCGTGGGCACAGGTGTTAATGCCACCGATATACTCCATGCGATCTGGTATGGGATCTATACATCAATTGCAGATTAACAGTTGGGTTATTGGATTCTTTATGGATGGTACGTCTGCACAGATTCCTGTTGTTATGGGAACTCTTGCTGATGAAAATCCTGGCGGAGGTTATGGTGTCGAAGGTGGAAAAGAAGAGGGATTTGCACAATTAGTATCACCTGACTATGAGTATCCAGATCATAGTGACGATGGTAGTATATCACCAAACACAGGTAGTACAATCGAGACTAATGAAGAAACTGGTGTAGATGAAGCACCAAAAAATAATGATGGACATACACATAATTCTACTGATGATAAGAATGAACGTGGTCCTGCAAAACTGGAAAGTGAGAAACAAGCATTAGCAACTGAGAAGCAAAAGGTTACAGTTCAAGTTGGTAATGGTAAGTGTGGATCAGAGACTGCTACAAAATTAGAAGGTCCTCTTGGTGAGTTTATGAAATTTGCTCGTAGCGTAGAGAAGAATGACATAGATCAATTTATTAATAAGTTAGATGGTTCTGTTGTTGATATGGACTATGAGATCAACATCATGTCACAACGCATACAAAAGAAACTAACTGGATT